AGCAAGAGCCGACGGTTAGCATGTACATGACGAAAGCCCGCAAAATATCGGGGAAAACAGGCGAAAAGTGGGCGAACGCACTGGGCCTGAAAGGCGCTGAGCGAGAGACCTTTTTAGACGCCGTGCATTTATTTGCTGCATCTGATCGAGTCCGTGCCATGTTCGCGCGCCTTGAGGATGAGAACCGAAGGCTCAAGAAGCGTCTACACCGGAAAACCAAATAACCGGAAGTCTTGAAAGGTCGCCATGCGAATGTTACTGCTCGCCATCCCCCTTCTGTTGATGGTCGGGTGCGAATTTAGCAAGGACCGTGGTGTGCGAAAGCCGCCGCCGCCGAGTCCACTTGAACTCAAGACGGTGTATTTGGAGGCCGTTGAAAAGGCAGCCGGCAAGTTTGCCAGCCTGGACGCCAGGCCCGAGATTGTCGCTGATGCGGTCTTGGCCGAGTGCGAAGGCGAGTTTGGGGCAATGAAAGCTGCGTACATGAACGAAAGCATGGCGCGAGGCACCGTGACGGGCGAACACTGGGAAATGAGACGCGCTAATGCCGAACGCTTTATGTCGGAGGAACGCGAGAAGGCCCGGCGTGAAGCCATTCGCATCATCCTCATTGCCAGAGAAAAGCCGCCCGCTGCGGTAAAATAGACGAAACAATCTGAATCAACAGGTTCTGCGTGGAACTATGGCAAGTCTTGAATACCGGCCCAATGAGGCCAACTGGGAAACCATCTACGTCCGCTACCGCGCCAACGGCAAGAACAACGCCGATGGGCCGTATACGACGGTTCTATCAGCCGCCAAGGCCAAGCGGGCGATAGAGGAGAAGATACCACCTCGGCGCAGACGCAGCCGTGTGCTCGATGGCGTGCGTCCGGTCAAGACTATGACCTGGGAGGAGATCCTCCTTGAGTGGGAAGCCGGGCGGCGCGGGGACGCTGAGCATCCGATAACGGATGAATCAATCGCAGAGTACAAGGCCATTGCGCTCAAGACGGCGCTGGCGCTGGGCTGGGACACGATCAGGAAGGCTACCAAGCGCAGCGTCATCGAGCACCGGGCCAAGACCAATGGCGTCGGCTGTACGTCCGCCTTTCGTTACCTGCGCCACATCTACCGCTGGGCGGGCGAGAACCTAGGCCAACCCTATGACCTGACGGTCTACCGGGCGTTGAGGCCACCGCAGAGCGGTGAATCAGACGTGGACCTCATCGAGGATCGGTTTATTACCGAGATCCTCGAGAACGCAAAGGTTCGTGGCCAGTTCCCGCTGTTTCATTGCCTGACTCAGCATGGATGGAGGCCGGCGAGTGCGTGCCGCGTTCAGGTCAAGGACGTGAACCTCGAAGCCCTCAAGGTCACCGTCCTGGTCAAGCGCAACGGCAGGCATCCAGCGCCCATCACCAGAGAAACGGCGGCGATCCTGAAGCCACTCATTGAAGACCGCGAGCCTGATGAGCATGTCTTCCTCAGCTGCAACACCGGCCTGCCGTGGAAGCTCAAGAAGGGTGCCGTGGAGCTCGACAACTGGTACAAGAACAACCTCAGGCCCAAGGACGCCGGCAATGTCGGCGACATTTACGCGCTGAAACGGTGGGCGATCTGCACCATGTTCGACCTCGGAGTGCCACCGGCTGAAATAGCCCTCATCACCGGCCACAAGTGCATTGCCCAGGTGCTGAAGTACTTCAAACACAACGAAAAGCGGGCGCGTTCAGCGGTTGAAAAGATGGGCGCACATGCGGAGAAACTCCAGAGTACAGAGTGCAGTCAGAGTACGGCTGAGAGTACGGCTAGCGAAACACAAGGAAACGGACGGAAAGCCGAAATCCTCCATTTCCCCAGTAAAGCCAGCGGTTAACGCCAAATTTAGCAACAACTGGAAACGGACGGAGACAAGGCGAAACGACTCGTTTCGGACTTAAAATCCCTTGGCCGTAAGGTCATCCGGGTTCGAGTCCCGGCCTCGGTACCAAGGACTTACAGCGATTCCGAGAGCCTGTCAGAGTACCAGCAGAGTACGCTTAGAGTACCGTTCGCGTAACAGGGGCCAAGGAATGACCATTGAGCCAATGACTGACGAAGAGGCGCTGAAGCAGTCCAGGCGCATGAAGGCAATCATTGGCATTGTAGTCGGCTGCGTCCCCATCGCCTGGACCGCCTGGCGGTTCGCTGCCTCCGTTAATCAGGGCGTGGACGCGGGCTTCTTGTTCGGCGCGATCTTCGCCGGCCTGCCATTCCTGATCGGCCTATCTCTCGTTATTTCAGGCGTCAGGAAATTCCGGCGTAATCGGTAAACGACAAACCCGCCGTGCGTGCGGCGGGAGTGGCGTGGTCCCACGGATGGTTTCCGAAGCCCAAGGATCGAGGCATGAACCAACGACGGCCAGTTGCCTGGTTGCCAGCTCACTAGGTTTTGCCTTGGCCGTATCCCTAGCTGCTCGAAGAAGGGTTGAGGGAGAATGCTCGACGCCTCCGGGGCATCGGCGCTCGACTGTGCCTCGACAACAGACACCTGTGCGTGATTGCTCCGCGATAACAAATGAAATGCGGTAAGTTAACAAATGGTGATGTGATACCAGTGTGCGGGGGACATGGAAATGGAACGATTGGAGCATAATGACAGGCCCGCTGTGCGATATTGTCTATTGTGCTGCGAACAATGGATGGGCATATTTCAGGGGTGGGCAGGCCATCCACATACACGCCAGAGATCGCGGCTGAAATTTGTAGGCGGCTGGCTGGCGGCGAGTCTTTGCGATCCATTTGCAAGGCTGCCGGGATGCCTGATGAATCCACGGTCAGAGAATGGGCGATCAAGGATGTCGGCGGCTTTTACCCGCAATACGCGCACGCACGCGATATAGGCTTGGATGCCATGGCCGACCGTCTGCTGGAAGTAGCGGAGACTCCTGTCGAGGCTACCAAGACCAAGGAAGGCCCGCTTGGCATTGAGGTAACGACCGGTGACGCCGTAGACCGAAGCCGGCTGCATGTGGACACGCTCAAGTGGTATCTCTGCAAGCTTGCGCCGAAGAAGTACGGCGAACGCTCAACCGTGGATCTGACCGTAAACGAGAAAAAGGCTGCGCTCTTCGATGAGGCCCTCAAGCGCCTAGAGTCGCCCGATGACAACAGCAACGCTTGACCAGCGGATAGCCGAACAGCTCGTCAGGCTTCGCCACGACCCCTACAATTTTGCCCGGCTCAATTGGCCGTGGCGTAGGCCAGGCACTTCGCTTGCGGAAGCCTCCGGCCCTCGCATTTGGCAAGGTGAGATGTTCAAGCGCATCGGCGCACAGCTTCAGGCGAGCAAGGGCAAGGGCTGCGTCATCCAAGAAGCGGTGGCGTCTGGTCATGGTATCGGCAAGTCAGCAGGCATTGCGATGCTGTTGGAATGGGCGCTTGGCACTTGCCCCAGTGCACGCGGCATTGTCACCGCTAACACCGATACGCAGCTCAGAACCAAGACCTGGCCGGAACTCGCCAAGTGGCATGAGCTGTCGCTCATCAAAGACTGGTTCCGCTATACGGCGACGGCGCTGCATTCGACCGATCCCGACGCGGACAAGACCTGGCGGGTCGATGCGGTGCCGTGGTCCGAGCACAATACGGAAGCCTTTGCCGGTCTGCACAACGAGGGCAAGCGCATCATCGTGGTTTATGACGAATCATCCGCCATTTCAGACAAGATATGGGAAGTCACGGAAGGCGCGCTGACCGATGAAAACACCGAAATCATCTGGATTGCCTTTGGCAACCCGACCCGCAACGCAGGCCGCTTTCGGCAGTGCTTTGGCTCTCTTGCTCATCGTTGGGGCCATCAACAAATCGACTCCCGTACGGTCGAGGGCACGAACAAGGCGCAGATAGCCAAGTGGATTGAGGACTACGGCGAAGACTCGGACTTTGTGCGCGTGCGCGTCAAAGGCCAATTCCCAAGGGCAGGCTCTATGCAATTCATCTCATCCGAGCACGTCTCCAAGGCCGCTACCTGCGAGGATGTCTCGCCAACGCTCTACGATCCGGTTATCATGGGCGTGGACGTTGCCCGCTTCGGTGACGATGAATCGGTCATCACCATTCGCCGGGGCTACAATTGCCGAATGTATCCGGCCACGCATCTGCGCGGAGTGGACACCATGCAGCTGGCGGGTAAGGCCGCATCACTTGCAACAGAGTACAACGTGGACGTGATCTTTGTCGATGGCACCGGCATTGGAGCCGGCGTGGTGGATCGCTTGCGTCAGTTGGGTCTGAACGTGATGGAGGTGAACAACGGCGAGACGGCGACACGGGCTGATGTGGAAGGCGAACACGTCAAGGATCGTGCCGCTGAATGCTGGGCGCTGATGCGGTCATGGCTCAAGCGTGGCGGCTGCATTCCCAATGATCCGGAGCTAATGGGTCAGCTTGAGGGCCGTGAATACGGCTATGACGCGGACAACGCCATCAAGCTTGAGCGCAAGGATGATATGAAGAAGCGCGGGCTCTCATCGCCTGACCGGGCTGATTCCTTGGCGCTGACCTTCGCCATGAATGTCCCGCCGCGCAAACTGGCCAAGGGCTGGGGACCGGCAAAGCCAGCCTTCTGCGTTACCGACGCGGACGAGTAAGGCCCCTTGCCAACCGTTGTGCGAGGCACAATAATCGGGAATGACCCAGGTAGCCACGGCGGGCTTTGAGCGCATCCTGACTGGCCTGCCGGTTCAGGCGCTCCTGAATGAAATCGAAGCGACGCCCGAGCTGTGGACACTCGACACCTGGCGTTCGGACACTCCCGGCTCACCGCATGTCGATACGCGCTGCGTCATGCTGCGCTTGCCGCAATCGCTGTGGGATCCGTCGAAGGTCTCCAAGCAGGCGGTGTTTGAGGACTTGACCGTCGATGATCTGCCCGCGCTCGAGCAATTGCCCAGCGCGATCACGCTAATTCAGGATCTGGTGAATAGGGTCAGCGCCATCCGCGTCGGTCGCGTGATGATTGCGGAACTCAAGGCCGGTGGATGGATTCGCCCTCACGTCGATGAAGGCGGATACGCTGATCACTACGACCGTTTCCACATCGTCCTGCAATCATCCCCAGGCAATCGTTTCTCCGTCGGTCCTGAAGTCGAAGAGATGCATGCTGGCGAAGCGTGGTGGTTCAATCACAAGGTTGGACATTTCGTCCAGAACTTCAGCGAGTCGCCGCGCATCCATCTCATCGTAGATTTGGTTGCGCCGAAGTATCGGGCGCTGCGCTGCGACGGCGTTTCCTTCCAACCCGAACTCATTCGTGGTCTGTGGCCGGAACTCGACCCACTCTTGGAAAGGCACAAGGATGAAATCGCGCATTACCCGGACATCGCGCTCAACGTCGCCAAAGCGCAGTACGAGCGGCAAGAAGCGGCGGGCATCCTCAAGGTCTACACGGCTCGGAGTGTCCCAGACTTCAAACTCATTGGTTACGCCATCTATTTCGTCGGGCCAAACCTTCACTACCGGGACTCCATCCAAGCCCGTCAGGATGTCCTGTATCTGGCACCTGAATGGAGAAAAGGCCGTCTCGGCATGCGTCTTATCGACTACGCCGATTGCAGACTCAGGGATCTTGGCGTCCAAGCGGTGTACCATCACTGTAAGGCGAAAGAGGGCCAGAACTTTGGGCCGGCGTTAGAACGGTATCTGAAATACGAGCTGGTGGACCTGATCTACGCCAAGCGATTGGATCGCTAATGGCCGTTGCAACGTTCCTCCTCGATCCCGTCATCTCAACCGGCGTTGGTCGCACGCTGCAACTGCAAGGCCATTCGTTCACCTTCCAAGCCAAGGTATCCGGCACAGGCGCGGTATCGGCCACGATTATTGTTCAGGTATCCAACGACACTGATACGTGGTTCGATCTCGTAACCTTCGTCCTCAGCGGAACCACATCGGACAGTGATGGTGAAGCGGTGGAAGCACCGTGGGCCTTCGCTCGCGGCAAAGTCTCCGCGCTATCAGGAACAGGCGCAACTGCGCAAATCCTCATGGGGATTGCGGCATGAGCGCACGCATCAATCGGCGCATGGCAATCCGTGCACCGTTCAACTACGAGTTGTCCAACAGCGATCCCACGGTCACCGATGACGATCACCTCGGCTTCATCGTTGGCGATCGGTGGATCAACGAGTCGAGCGACGAGGAATTTGTCTGCTTGGATAACGCGACCGGCGCAGCGGTGTGGAGTTCAACAACGGGATCAGGTGGCGGCGGCGGAAGTTCGGATCTCGACAGCATCGTCGTGGACATTGAAGACGGCGTTCTGGTTCTTGACCTCGTTAACGGAACGGTGGTGCACGGATGACCATTGCGACTACTACGCCAACGCCCAATGCCGTGCCAAAGTCGGACGGCTCGGGCACTCTTGATGCTGGCTGGTTCCCGGCGGGCACAATTGATGCCGAAGACGTTGCTTTTACGCCAGCGGGCGGTGTTGCTGCGACTGACGTACAAGCGGCCATCGCCGAGCTGGATACCGAGAAAGCGACAACTGGATCAGTTAGCACCGTAGCCACCAATCTATCCAATCACTTGGCCGATGCGACCGACGCGCACGACGCCTCCGCAATCAGCTTTGTCTCAGGCGGTGCGTTGGTTGCCACTGAGGTCAACGGTGCCATTGACGAGCTTGAGGGCATGATTGTTGGGTTTGGCGACGCTCAAACGAGCGATGGCCTGGATCAGTTTGCGGCAACAACTTCGGCTGAACTAGCCGGCGTGATCTCGGACGAAACGGGAAGTGGTAATCTGGTATTCGCTACGTCCCCAACGCTCGTTACACCAGTGCTTGGTGTGGCAGCGGCTACGACCGTCAACAAGGTTGCACTGACTGCCCCAGCAACAGGGGCAACGCTGACCATCGCAGACGGCGCAACGCTGACTGTATCTGCGTCGGCGACGATCACGAACGGCACGCACTCCGGCACCAACACCGGCGATCAAACCAACATCAGCGGCAATGCCGCAACTGTCACGTTTGCTGATGCCGGAGGCGACACGACGACGTTCGTTGCTCTCGGCACTGCCGCGACCGGCTCGCTCGCACCTGCCACGGATGCGGGCCTGACCTATAACGCCACGACCAATGTTCTAACGGTCGCTGGCAGTGTGGCCGCGAATGTCACAGGTGATGTAACCGGGAATCTCACCGGAAACGCCGATACCGCAACGAATCTCACTGGCTTGACTGCATCGGTTGCAGAGCTGAACACACTTGACGGTATAACCGCCTCCACGGCGGAGCTGAATATCCTGGATGGAGTTACTGCCGACGCCTCCGAATTGAATGCGCTGGATGGAATCACAGCGACGGTAACGGAATTGAACTACACGGACGGCGTTACGTCTTCGATTCAGACGCAGCTGAATGCGAAGCAGCCGTTGGACGCCGAGCTAACCGCAATCGCTGGGCTTACCAGCGCGGCTGATAAAGGGATTCAATTTACCGGCTCAGGGACTGCCGCTACCTACGACTTGACGACAGCGGGCAAGGCTCTGCTTGATGATGCCAGTGCGGCAGCTCAGGCGACAACGCTAGGGCTTGGCACTGGAGACAGTCCGCAATTTACGGCGTTGAATATTGGACACGCATCCGACACCACGATTACACGGGTTTCGGCGGGCGTTGCTGCGGTCGAGGGCAAGAGCATTGCCCTCAATGGTACGGGCGAAGTTCTGACTACCGGAACGATCGAACTCGGCGCGGCATCAGACACCACCATTGCCCGCTCTGGCGCTGGCGACATTACAGTTGAGGGAAACGCGCTCTATAGAGCCGGCGGCACCGATGTGCCCGTGACAGATGGCGGCACAGGTGCAAGCACGGCAGCTACCGCGCGAGTCAATCTCGGGATCGCGCTCGATCAGCGCGTGCTGACCATCGACGGCGGCGGATCGGTTCCCACGACTGGCAAGAAGGGCCATTATATCTGGCAGTTCGCCTGCACGGTAACGGGCTGGACTATATTTTCTGGCGACGATTCGAGCGGATCTGCCGTGATCGACGTATGGGCTGGAACCTATGCCAGCATGCCGACCAGCGCATCGAATAGCATAGCCGGCTCAGAGAAACCCACGCTTTCATCGGCAGCTAAGAACCAAGACCTTTCCCTGTCAACGTGGACGGTGGCGGTTGCTGCGGGCGATGTCTGGATATTCAACTTAGATTCAGCGTCGACCCTGACCAAAATCGAACTCTTTGTACACTATACGAGATAATCATGGGAACACTTACCTTTACATTGCAATTCGCCTGCCCATCGAACGGACATTTCGGCATCAACGTAACCGGAAGTCAGACCGCAAATATACAAGCGAATATAGATGAAATAATGGGCGGATTCACCGAAGAGGAGAAGCGCATCTTTATGCTCTGCGCGCTTCGGCTCATCAAGGTTGGACGAACACTTCCGCAAATGAAGACCGCGCTCGAAGGCGGTCTGACGGTGACGTTCTAATGGCTCTACAAGCCATAATCGGCGGCGGGACACTGCTGATCCCGAACGAGATAAATCAGCTGTTCAACGGTACCCCGTCGAACAGCGACAGCGTGCCGCTGGATGCGCTCGATGAGGCGCTCCACATCGTTGGACGCTTGGTCATGCAGGACCGGGGGGCAGGTGGCACCAAGACACTGCTAACGACGGGCGGCGCATCGAAAATCCATTGGGCCTCCGGCGCGACCTCTGTTCTCAATGCGGCCTCGGTCCTGCGCGTTGGCTTGCAGACCGTCGACCTCGCCAACGGACCGGCATCGCGCGGGGATGGTGTATTTGACATCTACAAGGATGTCGCTGGTACATTAGCGGCCAGCACCTGGCACAATGCCGTGCTCAATGCCGGATCTAATCAGACGTTGACGAACGGCGACTTGATCGCGGTCTGCTTCCAGCTAACAACTTTCACCGCTGCCGACAATGTCTTCTTCCGCTGTGGAACAACCAGCAACTCAGGCCTTTCCGGCGGTACTGGATATACGCATATATTATCGTCTGGGACGGTTTTTAACGCGCTGAGCAACGTCCCTAACGTCATGATAGAATTTTCAGACGGGACCATAGGCTGGCTTGCCGAAACATTCCCGTTCCACACGGCAGCCGGAAATTCATTCAACGTGGGAACCGCCACCGCTGACGAATACGGTAACGTAGTGCGATTGCCGGTGCCGTTTAAATCTGATGGCGTCCAGGTGGGGGCCTTCGCGCCAGCGGGTGATTGCGAAATCATCCTCTACTCCGACCCATTCGGAACGCCGACCGTACAGCGATCGATGACCGTTGATGCCAATGCTGTTCTGGCCAGCGCGGTTAGGCGCATGCCCATTATCTGGTCAACTCCATTCACCGGCGCGAAAAACACCGACTACGCCATTACGGTTCGCCCAACCACAGTGACGAACGTTTCGCTGTACTACTTCGACGCCGGCAGCGCGCTCGCAATGACGGCCCACCCATTGGGCCAGGACTGCTACGCCGTTCGACGCCTGAATAACACCGGTTCCTTCTCCGACTACAATGGCGGGACGGCGAAAACGAGACGGCATTTCATGTCCTTATCTATCTCACATCTTGACGACGGCGTTGGCGGTGGTGGCTGTTCGTATGTTGGGTAAATGAATGCCGTTCGATTTCATCGACTTCACCACCTTTGCCGATGTTCCCAACCCGGACGGGCTACCCGCCGAGTGGCCAGCCGACAGCAAGCGCATTGTCTCCGAGGAAGCATCCGTGACGTTCGCCGTCAACCATCGCCTGCCGATTGCCGAATATTTTACCTACCTCGAAGCCAGGAAACCAGCGTATCAGGCTCGAGTTGATGAGCTTCAAGCCGCTCAGGACGCAGCAGAGGCCGCCGCTGCGTTGGCCGCACGGGAGGCCGCCGAACCGGACTTGGTTCTCCTGCGTAACCAGGCTCAGAGCGCCATAGACACAAACGCAACGTTTTCGGCTATCGTCGGCACCCCAACCAACGCCCAGGTCTTGGCTCAAATCAGGGCGCTGACCATACAAAACACCAAGATCATCAAGGCCCTCGTCAGGCTGGCCATCCGCGCCATCTAGCCGTTGTACGGCGCACAATGGCATTGCATACTGTGGCCAGGGGCTTACGTGGGCGCAACCTGGGCCATCGGGTCAACGATCATAGGCATAGGCGAGGCTGACAAGGCCACGGGCGGAAACGTCGATAAGAGCACGGGCGGAAATTATAAGAAGGCTCGCGACATCATCGCACCCAAGCCCAAGATGCCGGCGATACCGCCAATCCCTCTGTGGGATGAGCAGTCAGCTGGAACGGCGGATAAAACCGCACGTGAACGCCAGCGCCAACGCGCCGTGCAAGCCTACGGTCGCTCTGATACGATTCTCACTGGCGGGCTTGGCCTGATTGGTGATCGCGCGCCAGCTGGGCAACGCAAGACGTTGATTGGACTCTAGCGTGGCCGAAGAATCACAACGCAAACTTCTGCAAAAGCTCATCGCGCAGCTCAAGACGGCACGTTCGTCGTGGGATGGGCAATATCGTGAACTCGCTGAATTGATTCAGCCCTGGCGCGGGCGCTTCACCAGCGCGCAGTCAGATCACAACGACGGCAGCAAAAAGCTGTCGAAAATGCTGGACGAGACGGCGGGCATTGCGCTGCGCACCTTGCAGTCCGGTATGCTGGCCAGCGATACCAATCCGGCCAGCGTCTGGTTTCGCCTAGCGACTCCTGACCGCGATTTGATGGAGATGGCTTCGGTCAAGATTTGGCTGGAAACAGTAGAGCAACGACTGCGGGACATTCTGCTGCGGTCGAACTTCTACAACGAACTATCGGTATTTTACGGTGATTTAGGACTCTTTGGCACCGCCGTGATGACGATGTTGGAAGATCCTGAAACCGTTGTTCGCTTCAATGTACATCCCTGCGGGAGCTACTACCTCGCCACGAATGATAAACGCCAGATCGATACCATGGCGCGTTGCTTCATGCTCACGGCCAGGCAGATGGTGCAATGGTTTGGCGAAGAGAATTGCTCAAATATAGTCAAGGAGTGCATAAAAGGCGGCAAGGGCGAACAGAATTTTGAGATCACGCATGTTGTACGCCCGAACGATGCATGGGATGAGCGAAAGCTAGAATCCAAACACAAGAAATTTGCCAGCTGTTACTTCGAGAGCAAGAGCGACGAAGAAAAGTATCTGCTTGAGGAAGGCTTTGACGAGAACCCCGTCATTGCCGGACGCTGGCAGCTCGATGGCGAAGATGTCTACGGCAAGTCGCCGGCCATGTACATCCTGCCAACGATCAAGGAACTGAACTCGCTCATCAAGAGCAAGTCCAAGGGCGTGCAAAAGGGCATCGATCCACCAATGGTGGTGTCGCCGGATATGCTCGAGCGCACGCCGAACATTCTTCCTGGTGGAATCACGGTTGCCGACGAACGCGACGGACACCCGCGCTTCCGCGCCGCGCATGAAATCAATTTCGATCTCGGCCAGATCCGCGAAGACATCAGAGAAAAACAGAACATCATCAACAGTGGTCTGTTCAAAGACCTCTTTCTCATGTTCGCTTCCAGCGACCGTCGTGAGTTTACGGCACGGGAGATCGCTGAGCGAAAAGAGGAGAAGCTGTTAGCCCTTGGTCCAGTGGTGACGCGGGGGGATAACGAGATCAAAGACCCCGTTATCAATCGCCTATTCAGCATCGCTTATCGCAACGGCGCACTACCTCAACCGCCGCGCGAGTTACAGAATGTTGAGCTGAAGATTGTCTATGTCTCAACACTAGCCCAGGCGCAGAAATCCGTCTCGTTGGGTAGCATTGACCGCCTTGTAGGCGCAACCATGAACATGGCGCAGGTGAAGGCCGATGTCTTAGACAAGCTCGACCTCGATCAAACGGTGGACGAGTTGGCCGAAGTCTTGGGCGTTCCGGCGAAAATGATCGTGCCTGACGACAAGGTCGTGGCGATCCGGGCTCAACGCGCGAAGCAGCAGCAGGCTACGCAACGCGCCGAGATGGGCGCGACCATGGCGAAGTCTGCCAAAGATTTGGCCGCAGCCGATACCGGCTCAAAGAACGCTCTGACTGACTCTATCGACGCCATCAAATCCGGCGCACTCCCGCAAGGAACCCCATGACTACGATTAGCAAATCATTCACCGCCAAGGGCGTCAGCGATCCGTTGCCGATGAAGGCCGGTCAGTCTTTCACCTACAGCCTTTCCGGTACGTATTCGGCGACGCTACTGTTGGAGCGTTCTTTCACAGGCGGGCAGTCGTGGGAGGAATCGGACGTCACTGCTTCGACGGCCAACGCGACGGTGAGCGGAACCAAGCTTATCGACCGCGATTGCTGGGTGCGCTGGCGCTGCACGGTCCGCGCCAGTGGTACGGCAGTAACCAGTCTCGCCGATGTCAGCACGGAATCGCTGCAAACTGTCAAGGCCGCAGACGGGGCCTCCGTTATCGAGACGACCGAAGCCGGCCAGTCCATCACGGGCACACTCTCCGTCTCTGGCTTAGCGACTCTGGCCGCAGGTCTGACGCTCTCAGGTATCGAGGATTCCATCACTGCAACCGCGAGCGGCAATCAAGCGACCGCTTTTGCGCTCTCGGCTACGAAGCTCATTCATCGTGTGACTGTGGTAGGAACTGACGCCGACTCCGTTGCGCTTCCTGCCGCCACGCTGGGCGCGGTGCACCTCATCACCAATGCTGATGCGGGGCAGGATATTCAGGTCTTTGGCACCACGCCTGACACCATCAACGGCGTAGCCACGGCAACCGGCGTCGCGCAGGGCGAGGGCGTTACCGCTCTCTACATCTGTGTCGCAGCTGGCAAATGGGTGCGCTTGCTGAGTGCCTGATGGCTGGGCGTCGGCGCACGACATCGAAAAGGGATAAAGTAGCCGGGCGCATGCCGTCGCATCGCGGTACGGTGTACGCCGATGGCGTTACAACGCAGATTGATCGCACGGGTAAGATCACAGCGGTAGCAACTCATCCGCCCAGCGGCAACGGCTCCGTAACTTCGGTCGCGCTGACCGCTTCACCATCCAGTATTTTTAATGTCGGAGGTTCGCCGGTCACGACATCGGGTACGTTGGCGCTGTCGATGGACGATCAGAACGCCAACGAGATCTTGGCCGGCCCAACAAGCGGCGCTGACGCGACGCCAAACTTCCGGCCCATGGTCACCAATGATTTACCAGACAGCGTTCTTGGCGCTGGCACATTCTACAATCCACTCTCGGTCACGTTTGATGCCAAGGGGCGGCCCACTGCGTGGGTGGAAGACCCGTTCAATAACGGTGAAGGCTTGGTCTTTGGTCGCTCTTCGACCATTCGATCTATCACTTCGATGTCGTACATCTACTACGCACCGGCCCCTATAGATAAGTTCTATATTCTGACCAGCGCCACGAACGGCATTCTCAACGTCATCGATCCAGTGACAAAGGAGCACTACGCAATTGCCACTCATACGAGCAAGGCGCTTGTCAATGCGATCTATTCGCCCAACAGCGGCCTTCTTATGGTTAATTATGGGACAAACTCCATGTCGGTAAATCCGACCACTGGGGCCGCTGTAACAACTGGAATCGTTGCCAGCTTCCAACTGGGTGGCGCTATTCGTCCGAGCGATGGTGTCCTTTACGGCGGCAATGCTTCTTCGGGTCAGATAGAGCGAATCAACACGATCACTGATACCGCTGGCGCTGATATCGCCACAACGAACTTAATCAGCTCCAGTTCAAAAAAGGCCGTCACGTACTGTGACCCAAACGACAGCATATACGTTCTGACCGGGGTTAAAGTCACTCGAATTTCTTGCGCAGCTAATGTTGAAACAGCAATCATCAGCCCAGCTGGGCTCGTTGGCGGCACAGGCGGTGGCTGTGCGGTCTACGGGTCTGCGCCAAATAAGATTTACGCATGTGTTGGAGGAGTCAAAAATCTTGTCCAGATCGACCCTGGAACAGACGCGCAAGAAGCCAGCTACCCTTTCCCCCCTGGTGCTGCGGCTGGCGGATCGAATGGGATGGTCATCCTCGGCAGATATCTGTACGTTGGCGGTCAGACCACAACCACGCCTGGCGAAATCCTGATATTTGATACCCAAGAAGAAGAGTTCATCGGCTGTCTTAATTCAGACAACGGTGGAGTAACCCCAGGCCACACCATGGATGGTCGGCATGGTGTTGGTATCGATGATACCTTCCTAGTTACGCTCACGACCTCTGCATCAAACTGGATCATATTCGGCGGTCGTTACTAAATCCATTCCGTCTCTGTTCATAAAGAAAACGCATTCATATGCCTGAATCACTTCCTAACGCCTCCGACCAACAGCAGGTGGAAGAGGGCCAGCGAGACGAGAAATCGGACGCGGAGCAGCGTCAGGAAGACCTCTGTGTGGTACTCGAATCGCGCCCAGGGCGGCGCGTTCTGTGGCGCTACCTAACATTGGCTGGAGTTTTCCGCTCATCATATACCGGAGATGCGGAAGGAACGATTTTCAACGAAGGCAAACGCCTCATCGGAAACTCCATCATGGGCGACATCACCAGCGCGAAGCCTGATGCGCTGATGCAAATGATGGTCGAAGCGCGCAATGAAGCCGAGGAAATGGAAAGGCGCAAAGCCGCCAGAGCGGAACAGGGCGAATCCGACTAGCCGGTCACCTTTCGTTACCGACGGCTAGTTGTGCCGTCAGACGCCGCTGCGTACCATTGTGCCAGGTACAATGGATACACTGGCTACTTCTGGCGCTGCTTCTACTGGTCAACCAGCTGCGCAAACGTCGGTAAAAACCGATCACATCGCTACGCCTGCGGCTCCGGTTGCCGCCCCAGATGTGGCCAAGACCGCAGTTCCTGGCACAGAAGCGACTGGTGCTAATACCACGGTTCCGGCTGCCACGGCAGTTGTTGAGGCCAAGTACGAGCTGAAAGCCCCAGAAGGCTTCGACGGCGATCTCAAGGAAGTCGTGGAGTTCGCCAAAGCAAACAAGATCACCGAGGAAGCCGCGCAGAAAATGTTGGAGCGCGATCACGCTCGCACCCAGCAAGTGCGCGAAGCCTCGGTAAAGGCGCACGAAGAAAAACAAATCCAGACTTGGGAAAAGAAAGTCTCGGATTGGGCTGAAGAGACGCGGGCAGATAAAGAAATCGGCGGTCATAACCTAGCGGTAACGCAGGAAAATACCCGCCGTGTACTGACAAAATACGACGCAGATGGGCTGTTCGCCAAAGAGCTGAACGCCACTGGTTTCGGCAATCATCCGGTCGTCCTCCGCTTTTTGAACTCCATTGGCAAAGCGATGGGCGAAGGCCGCTTCATCGCTGGCAGCCCAGCCGCTGCCGTTCCGAACGCTCAATCCATTTACTCCAAATCAAACATGAAGCCTTGAGGGAATCCCCATGAGCACCAACACCTACACCAATCCGACCCTGCTCGACATTGTGCAGCGTCAGAACCCGCAAGGTGGGATCGACGTTCAGGTTGCTGAGATGATGAGCAAAACCAATGAGATCATCGATG